CTGTTTGATTCATAATATTAAGACGATAAAATATTATTTAATAGTATTGAGTTGTCTCATGAAAATGTAACAAAATCAGTCACGCTGTAATATTCTAATATGACGGGGTCTTACAGAAACTCCATGCAGATCCGAAAATCTCCCTCTATCCAACATTTATCCATAATTAAACGGCGTGACGAATGGGAAACTCCGCCAAATCTTTTCGCTCAGGCCTGTGTAAATTACCACATCACCCCATCAATCGACGTTTGCGCGACGAAGTTCTCCAAACTTTGTGATCAGTATTTAGGGCTCGACCACAAAGATGCTCGAAAGCGTGACGCTTTGGAAGTGGCGTGGGACAAGGATTTTTTCATGAACCCTCCATACTCGCGTATCAAGGAATTCATGGACTACGCTTTTGCACAGGTCTGGGAACATCATGTCAATGCTCTAATCATTACTTATTCCAAAACAGATACGAAATGGTGGCACAAATACATTGAGGAGAACCGAATCGTAAAGACACACTTTATCAAAGGACGAGTTCACTTCATGATTAATGGTAGCATTCCTAAAATTTGCAGGAAATGCCAGGCAGTCTATTTCGAAGAAATCACTGAATGTAAGATCTGCCAGGGAAGAAAATTCATGAGAAACACATCGCCTTATCCTAGCGTTTGGATTGTTGTAAAACCAAAGAGGAGAAAAAAATGAGAATAAAGAAAAAAAATCCCAGATATTACTCGCTCAAAAAAATCGAAAAGGAATTGGATTTAATTAATCAGAAAATGCTCGACGCATTTCAAAGATACACTTCCTATAAACAAGCCCTTGATTCAATCGAAAAAACAATGAATCGATTAATCTACGAAAAATATGAAATCCGTGTGGTTCTTCGTGAAAGGAAACAAGCAGTTCAGAAAGTGAGAACAATTACAAAAATCCAGAAGTTGATGAAAAAATGACCAAGAAAGATCCAAGATTCGGAATTCAGCACGGTAAATCAAATCAATATGATCGAATGTTCATGTTTATTTTTCACGAACTAGGATTCACCAACAAACAGGTGAGAGCAATTCTGAGAGATTCACTAGGCATCGACATGAAAGAACCATCGATTAGAACTTGGACTAATTATTTTTATAAAATAATAAGATACAGACAGAATCGTGAGAGGAATAAATGAAAAATTGTGTTTTTGATAAAGATATAGCAACTGTTGGATTACGAGGTATTATTGAGAGAGATTATGTCTTGCTTTGTCCATTCCATGCTGGAATGATGCAGATGATCTTAGAAAAAATCGGTTGTGCTGATTCTGTAAAATGGAGGCCATTGTACGAAAAGAAATGACATCATCTAAGAAAAATAAACGGTATTGTGATATTTGTAAAATGAATCATTTAGTAGATTGGGAGGATTGGTATCCTTGCCATTAACTAAAAAAAGGAAAGCATTCCTCTGTCCTATATGCGGTTCTAGATTATTAGTGGAGGGAGGGCTTTGTATTGGAGGCTGTAAAGATTGAGTTCAAGAATTCCCTTCTCTTTGATATGGACCTGTTCTGACTGTTTAACATCTTATCCAATCATGCAATTTCTCAGTTTGAAAACAATGTACATGAATCCTGATGAAATAGAACTGGGAGGTTGGTATGTCTGCAAGTGTGGCAAGCCGTTCAAAGAATACATTATCGATGATCTTCACGAGCCTATGCTTGTCCAAGTCCAGAGACAAATCAAATTAAATATGGCAATAGGAAAAAGATTTTTAGAAATACTTGAGGACAATCATAAACAATATGGGAAATTACTTGAATTGGAAGAGAAAGTAAAAAAAGAAATGGCTGAAAAATGAATGATGAACAATTAACGTGGTTAGAACCTCAAAGTCCAGAGGAAATCATGGAAGATCTTATCACAAATTACAACAAAGATAGGTTTTACTGTCTCTTCTCAGGTGGAAAGGATTCTGTTTGCGTGGCAGACTTTATCGCAACAAATTATCCCGATCGTTTCGCAGGTGTAGTTTTCACAAACACTGGAATCGGAACGCAAAAGACTAGGCAGTGGGTTTTAGAATACTGCAAAGAGAGAGAGTGGCCTCTGGAAATGACATGGGCTCATAGATCATATTACAGTTTTGTAATGAAATTTGGATTTCCTGGACCCCAAGTTCACCGCATGGTTATGGGCTTTCTAAAGTATCAGACATGGTATTATTTTATGAAGTGGAAGATCGGACTTGGTGAGAAGGCGTGCTTTATCTCTGGCGTGCGCAAGAAGGAATCACAGGCGAGAGACAAAATCAAAATCTATACCAGAAAACCCATTGATACCGACACTCACTTGGTCTTCTGCAAGCCTTTCCTCTACAAAAATGGAGAGCAATTATGGAAGTATTTTGCTGAAAATGATTTGAAGAAGTCTCCAGCCTATACTTGGTTTGATAAATCAGGTGAGTGTTGGTGTGGCGCATTCGCACATCCTTGGGAATTAAAGATGCTAGAAAAACATGATCCCCTCACATTTAACACAATAAAAAATCTTGAAAAACAAATCCAAATTCACGGCTCAGAACATGCAAAACAGTTTCCAAAATGGGGACACTCTACCGGAGCCGACCAAGCAGAGTTACAAACAACACTGGAACAGTTTAATGTCAATGAGGATTATTGCGGCGAGAGTTGCATTATATAACATGGCATAATTGACAAATACCAGAACACTGTACTCTCAAACCTAGAGAACTACAGAAGATGACCCAGAAACAGATCATCAAAGAAAGAAGGCATGATGTATCCCAATACTTAATGCATCATATTGTCTCTCCGGCAGAAATCAGAAATAACATGATGCAAAAATGGCCTGAAATCAATGAAGATACAGTCCAAAATGACATTAGAGCAATCAAAAAGTCTTCCTCTCCTTGGTTAACTGGACTTGCAAAGGAAGGCTACATTTACGATGTAATGCTGGGCGTAGAGAAAATCAAGGCTCATGAGAAAGAACTAGAGGATATGAAAAAAAAGAGCACAGATCCCAAGGAAAAGCGCGAACTCATAAAACAGATTGACGAGACCGTAATTGCAAGACTCAGCCTAGAAGGAGAAGGACCAGTATTCCTGGCGGTGACAAGCAGGAAATGAGATGCAGTTGTTATTATGAAGTTGGCGAGGATTGTTACAGACGAGATACAAATCCTGATTGTGAGGTTCATGGAGATAAGAAATGAAAAAACTCAGCATACCTCATCTTACAAATTGGGCAGATCAAAACGTCCAAGCCATTGATCTTCCAAAAGTGCCAAATAATGTGATTGATTTTATCAGTGAATTCCGTCCGAATATAGGTCGAATTCCTCTCACCTTTGATCAATCGCCTTTCTGGATTGAGCCATTACTTGACAATCATCCAAACATATTCTTCCTGAATGGACGCCAGACATACAAGACCACGAATTGTTCCAATTTGATCGCTTGGGCAGCACTCCAAACCCCAGGATGCGAGGTCACGTATGTGGCAGATGATGAAGAGCACAAATCAGCCTTCTCTGAACAAAGACTCAGATACGAAACATTTCTGTCAAATCCAAGACTTGCACAATTTCTCCCTCATCAAAGAGCAAACATCGGAAGAATCCGGCTCATTATTGGGAGTGTTATTTATCTTCTTACTGATGAAAACAAATACCATAAGGTTGAAGGTAAAGCAAACAAAATCCTAGTCCTTGATGAAGCCCAGGCCCAGGATGTAGCATTCCTGCCCGTTGCAATATACTCTCTTTCAAAAACCAAGGGAAGATTCTATATGTTCGGCATTGGAGGAGAGGCCGGATCTGATTATTACAAACTCTGGCAGAGAACAGACCAAAGAGAGTGGGTCTATGACAATCAATACTGGAGAGCAAAATTAAAGTTCGACGCCTCTGGAGAAATAACGAACGATTTAGATGAACTCAAGCAAATCCTTGCAGGAAAATGGATACCTCAGAAACCCGAGAACATCCATTACAGAGGCTATCACTTCCCACAAACAATTTTTCCGCACGTTCCTATTACGATTGATGACGCTATTTCAAAATATCAGACTCAGCCCGAATTATCTATCCAACATCAACAGCGACATTACTCCTCCTCCATGTTCCTCTCCCACACTATGGGAGAGTTCTACAAGGCTGAACGCAGACCCATCACCCCAGAGATGGTTGAGAGATGCTATGTTCGATATCTTCCTCTCCTCAAAGCAACTGAGGTTCGCAAATTAAAAGAGGTATTTGGTAATGACATCAAAATTTTCGGTGGAGTAGACTTTGGTTCGGGGCCGTCTGCTAGCAAAACTGTCGCAACTGTTCTTATCCGTTGGCGTAAATCTGATCGGTATCAGTTGGTACATATTGACCCGAGACCGCAAGAGCACCAACTTGATCAGGCTCGCTATATTGCAGAGTTATTCAGAGACTATGAAGTGGATTTTGCAGTCGGTGACTTGGGATACGGCCAAGTACAAGTAAAGGTGATTCAGGATGGCGGAAGAGATAGCAGAGATATCAAGTTTGAGGGTTTGGGAAGGAAACGATTCACAGGTTGTCGTACTGTTGGAGATGAAACTAAACCCGAGATGCGTTATGTCCAGGAAGCCGACGAGCACGGAACACAACTCGGCAGAATACAAATCGATAAGACAACTGTTATCCAAGGTTTCGTCGACTTTATTGGAAAATATGTATCTCATCCAGGAAGACCAACAGAAGAAGAACTGAAAAAAACAGCCTTTATGATTCCAATGAAAAATGATTGGGAGACAGATTTCCTAATGGATGATTTTTGTTCCATCACTAGAAAGGACTTGGAGGAGGACACCGAAGTGAGAGTTGAAGATCCTAGACAAAGAGCCAAAAAAGAATTCAATCACCCGCCTGATTCTGTCATGTCAATCATCTATTGTTTGGTAGCCGACCAGAATTGGAATCCAGATGCTTACAAAATTTCGCCAGTTAGGAAGCGAAGACGTTGACAAATTTTGGCGGTTACAAAATGGGAGAACTGAATGCTCAAGGCAAACCAAAAATATTTACAATAAAATGTCAAAAATGTGGCAAGCAATTCCATGACTTTACAGGCTACAATAAGCACAAAACCGCTCACATAAAACGTAATATTCGCTGACTAATTGTGTTTTTAACTAGTTAACTCCGCAATATTATGCGGAGTCCATTGGCTAAATGTCTTAACTGCGGTTTTTCAGGAAGGACACGCAGAGCAAAGAACTGGAAAAAATGGCAGATGTGTTATGCCTGCGCTAAGGAACTTTATCCAGAAGAATACGAAAACGAAAAAGCACACGGCACAGGTTATCGTTATCCTAAAGAAACAAGATACGCTGACATGATGGAAGTTCCAATCGTAAAATTACTCGTGGCTAAAAACAACTTTAAACGATGATTTTCTCACAAAAAGCATGGGATTCAAATCTCGCATAGCGAATGGTTTGACGAAGTTAGGAATTATCGACTCCCCTAGTCCTCAACACGTCAAGCCTCCCAATTCATTACACCTAATGGATGTTAAGAATTATTTTGAAACTCTGCCAGGATTATCGCAACCTGTCTGGGGTCCAGAGATTTCAACGGTCGGCGCTTATTCGAGAGAAGGATACACATCGAAGTCTTTTGATCAGCCAGTAATTAATCACAGACTTCAAGCACAGGCTTTGGAAATTGATGAAGATGTCCAACTTGCAATCAACGATCTTGCCAGCAAGATCACAGGAGGCCAGCATTATGTAAAAGCGGCGAACGATGGTCTCGTTGAATACTTTGAGAAATTTTCTAAGGATATGCGCTTTGATACTTGGGACACTATTCTAGTGAAAGAACTTTTGTGGTATGGAAACGCAATTTACAAACCACGTTTAGGAATTGCCAATGTTCGCTCTTTTGATGATCTCATGCACATTCCTATATCCTCCTTTGTAAGAATTTGGTGGGATCGTCAAAGGATACCTTACAAGTACGAATTTCGTGGCGCGGAATATCAGGGCTATCATAATCCAGGAGAAATAATTCACTTCATCTGGAATCCTATTGATGCATCTGCTTTTGGAACAGGCTTCGGCACATCCATGACATCGCCGAGATTTTTCACTCAAGTTTCTTCAAACGGATTAATTGATAACAAACTGCCAAGTCTTTTGGAAAGAAAGTACGCTACTCAATTCAACATGCAGATGGCAGAACAAAGATACATCACACACAATGTCTGGGTAGTTCAATCAGGATCAGAAGAAGATCGTTCAGCATTACAAGGACAAGTTGAGAACTTGGAAATAGGTCAGGATGTTGTCGCTGGCACTGACGTTGATGTAAAAGAACTCGGATCACAAGCAAGGAACTTCAATCCTCAACAATTCCAAGACATTACAATGGGACCAATAATGAAAGCATTAAACGACTTCCGTTCAAAAGAAGCGGGAACGTCACAGCATTCTTACGCGAACGCAAAGACTTCGGCAATTCTTACAGAGATTGGCTTGTCTGCATTTCCAGTTAGTGTTATGGAACAACTCAACGAAAAATTCTTCAGACCTTGGTATGAAGCACATCCATACTATGATTCAATGTATGCAGGCGGAATGGTTCCGATTCCTTGGAGTGAAACCGATTTCGCAATAAACTTTGGTGAAGTAGAAAAGAAGGACATTCCAATCGAAGAACAAATCAAACTCATCGAACTTTACATGAATTCTCCCGTTCCAAAAGATCCTGTTGAATTAAGGAAACTATTCGAGCAGGCAGGACTGGGATTGACAAAATCAATGGACAGTCAAATACAGCAAGCAGTCGATCAAGGTTATACTTCACCGATGGGACTAACAGGAATTGATCCAAACATGAACCTTCCACAGATGGACATCGGCGGTGGTCCAATCCCTCCACAGTTCAACAATCAAAATGTCGGCAGTCCTCCAATGGACAATCCAATCTATGATTCAATGGCGCAAGATATTCGAGGAACACAGAACCCTTTCAAGCCGACAAACTATCGTAAAGATTTAAAACAAAATCAGGATTATGAAAACACAGGGAGAGATTACGAATGAATGAAAACTTTTTGGCTGAAACCTCAGCAGAAGAAATCGAAGAGACCGAAGACGAGGAGGATGACTGATGCCTGCTAAATTAGATAGATGTGTAGACGACATCAAAGCCAAAGGAGATGCGGACGGAGTTAATCCTTGGGCAGTTTGCAACGCTTCAATAGGTGAACTCAAGCCAGAAGATACATCAAAATTATTACACGAATTGGATGACATTACTTCAGCAGACGCTTCATTTCCTTCAGCAGATGCTTCCTACAAACACACAGGTCCAATGGTCCCAACCAAATCAGATCACAGTTATGAAAACACACCAGAAGAAATGCTCCAGGAAATAGATGACATGATTTCAAAAGACGCAAGTTCCCCAAAGGCTTCATACAAATTTACTGGAGACATGACAACGAAGATGAAATCAAACACCTATGGCAATACGGGAAATGAAACGGTTTCAATTCCTGGATCATTGTCGGCAGTTAAGATTAAAGGCAAAAAGAAAGAAGGCAGTTCTATGATGCAAGAAACAATCACAAAACAAGTTCTTGATTCAAAATTGAATTGCGGTTGTTCTAAAAAAAAACTAAAGATTAAAGAAACCCGACAGGCGTCGAATGTTTTTATAAAACAACTGGTAGAGACTAGGCTCATGCAGGAAGTCGATGATGATGTTCAATGGATAACAGTCAGTGGGAGTCATATTCCAATAAAGAAAGGCCAATCAAAAGATGAAGCAGTAAAAAAATTTTTAGCCGATAAGGGAGGAGCAAAAAAAATAGGTGACATGAGTGAAAAAGATTTAGTTAAATCAATTAAAGGTGGAAGTAAGGATTACCATGATTGGGATAGAAATGAAAAAACTGAAGATGCGTATGCAGAAATAGAAAGAAGAAACCAAGAAATTCCAAAACCAAAAAGGCCGGAGGGAGCCGGAGGCACAATCTTCCAAGATGATCCAAACGCCATTGAAAAGTACTGTTGTCTCATGTTACAATCACCTCTGCACTTTCGCTTATTGTTTCCGTGACAGTTTCGGGAGTTGGGATTTGAACTGATTCGGAAAGTGTATCTTCTGTCGCCTTTAGAATTTCATCTGCCGTTACAGGTTCACCTCCGCCTTGTGCTGCACCGCTACTGCCTCCTCCCTGTGTTGGATAACAGCATCCCATTAGGCTACGATTCCAATCGCTCTTAACAATGTGTAGAGGTTTGCCAGAGTGTCAGCACCGACTGATTGTTGAACTTGTGGAGTTGTTCCCCAGAAGCCTAATTTTTGTCCGACTGCTGTTGCGATTTCTGTTCCAGTCGTCGTTCCCACAGTGATATCTCTTGCATCTCTCAATACTAGACCTGATGAATTGATTGTTAATTCAAGTGAAGCGTCAATCCTGAAATCATAATCTTCTGCCGTGTTCACGTTAAATCGCATTGATGTTCCATCAATAGTGATGTTCTGTGAAGATACGTCAAAGACCAAGTTTCCTCCTCCGAGTCGCAGAGTTCCGCCACCCGTGCCAACTTCAGTTCCACTGATTGACAGTTTAACTAT